CGCAACGCGGCACAACCAAAAATCGACCAAAGAGGGGGATATCGAATCCCCCTCTTTGCTGCGCTCGGTCGCGCACGTCCCCGCAAATGCAGTCTATGGCTGCTCCGACCAACGCACCGGAACGCACTTATCCGTAGGTCAACTAGCACCAGAACTAGCACCCGGATTTGGTACGTTTGACAAGATACGAGCCGAGCAGTATCGTGTCGGCCCCCGCAAAACCTCTGAACTGGAGGGCCTGCGAAAATGGACAACTCTGACGCGGCCGGCGGAGCAATCCTGCTGATTGTGATGCTCGCGTTGGGCGGCGTTCTCTATTTCTTGCCCAGCATCATCGGGCGCAATAAGAGAAACTTCGCAGCACTCTTCGCGCTGAATTTTCTGGCGGGCTGGACGTTCATCGGATGGGTTGCCGCGCTCGTGTGGGCGCTCTCGGCCGACGCGCCTGCTGTCGTCAGGCCGGTGCAGGCTCCTCATCCGGCCGTTGTTCTCTGCCAAGATTGCGGGAAATATTCGGAGCTGAGCGGTCCGTTCTGCACGAGGTGTGGGGCCATGATCAAACTTTGAAAGGAGCAAAACTATGAAAATCCCGGCAGTGTTCCTTGCGATATTCGCCTGCGCCCTCGCGCTTTCGGCACAGGCTCCGCCAATCGAGAAGGGCTCGAAGGTCTTCATTGAGCCGATGAATGGGTTTGAGAACTACCTAACTGCGGCATTCGAAAAGAAGGGAGTCCCGCTTACGGTGGTCGCCGACGAGACGCAGGCCGACTATGTGATGAGCGGAACATCGGAAGATAAGAAGCCCGGCGCGGTGAGAATTCTGGTCACAGGCAACATCCACGGCGACAACGCCGCGAGCGTCCGCCTCGTCGACAAAAAGTCCGGCGCAGTCGTTTTCGCCTATGCCGTCAACAAAAAAGACACCTTGCACGGCGATCAGACGACGGCCGAGGCCTGCGCAAAGCACCTGAAGGACCAGATCGAAAAGCCTGGGAAGTAAAACCGCGGACGGCGCTGCGTCGCGCGACGGTGCGTGAGATAGACGAAGCTGTTGGGCAGGCGAGCTCGATCAGGATCAGCTACCTCGCCAAGGGAATGGGACTCATCGAAACGTCGGTCACCCGATAGAGGCATCGATGTCGGCGGAGTGCAAGATGAATGTGGTTTTCGAAGGGTTGGATGGCATAGGGGATGGCCGGCTTTTTTGCCTTCGCGACGGTTTGGTCGAGTTTCGACTTGCGAAAATCGATCCTTCCCTCCGCTTCAATTCGGTGGAAGAAATGGAAACCGCCGCTTCTCTCGCGAACGAGGTCTATGTGTTTAAGGACAGCGGCAAAGAGCGGGACGTAAACGGAATTACGGCAAGAATCTTCGTGCTCGCCGGCACTGAACTAATAGCGAAGGCGGAGTGACTCATTCATGAATTCCCGCCTCAAAATGGAGACTGTTGGTGCGTTTGCTTTACCCAGTGGGCTTTCTCGCGCACTTGCGGACCCTGCGACGTCTCAAACTCCCGAACGCGCCGCCTGCTCTTCCGAAAATGTTTCGCCGGCTTCCGCACCAAATTACCGGGCCCCTTTGATGCTGATGATATTCCCGAGCGGGACTTCATCGATCCGCTGGACCGCGAAAAATATCCCGTTCTCTTCCGCCCCCCCTTCCTCAATTGCCGCGACCGCCGCGAAGCCCCCGGCGTGGCCGAGGCAGGTAACAAAACGAAATGGCAATGATCCCCTCACGTCAAGTAATGAGGCAATCTCTCCATGTGCTTCACTTTCCGCCAGCGTCGTAATAGACTGCCGGGTGAGAAAGCAAGCCACGAATGCGCCGCACGCTTCAGCCTCGGGCAGAGACTCGGAAGCTCATGCAGACGTATTCGCAAAACGGCTTCGATAAACTTTTGGAGCGGGCGATTAAGACGCCCGCTCCAAAACGCCCGGCCGCCTCGCTAGCACTGGTCAAATTTCAATGGGCCTGTTAAATTTTCGTCATGAAAGTCGTCTCGCGAGAAGGCATCGCCATCGAGTGGGATCAGGGTCGCGATCTCTTGCTGATCGACGGCGTAGAAATGAGTCCGGAAGTTCTTCGCACGTTCATCCGCCCTGATCCACGGTTGCTCTTTCGGTTTCGCCGAGAAGGCTATACCGTCTACGTGAATCAAGAGGGGGCATGATGAGGAAACCTTATGGCTGATCCCTACCTAGAATCCATGGAACGCGCCCTCCTAGACGGCGCCAGAGACCTTCACCAGGCGGCCGAGAAAATGGGCGTCTCCTTCGAAACGGCCTGCAACACGTTCAACAACGGTCTGCTCAAGGGATATTGGAAAGTCGTCCTCGCAGACCAGGCTGCCGCGATCGCAAGGTAACAAAACGAAATTTCGTTACCTCTACCGCTAATTACCAGAGCGCATCCCTCGCAACCCGCTGATTCCTCAACTACTTAGTTTTTCGGCTACCGCTGATTACCGCGGCGCTCGCCGCCTCGTCCGTGACGCGCAGGTAGGCTCCCGTCGACGAGATCGAGCGATGGCCCAGGTATTGCCGCACATTCTCTATTCCCGCCTCCCTGATCGATTGCATGGCGATGGAGTGCTTCAGCACGTGGGGATGGCAAAGATGCTTGGGCAGGCCTGCCAGCGCTCCGTAGCGCCTTATAAGCCGGAAAAACTGCACTCGTGAGATCGGAAAGAGGCGCGCAGCCTGCCAATTCGGGCAGTTCGCCGATTTGTGGCGTTCGAGCCACATCTCGACGGCCGCGCGTTCGTTCAGGAGCGGATCGACGTCTTCGACGAGCGGCTGGACGGTTCTGTAGGAACCTTTCAGGCGCTGGATGTTGAGGTAGCCGTCGACGAAGTGCGCCGGCGTGAGCGAGACGGCTTCGCTGGCGCGGAGCCCGTGCCAGAAGCTTACGAGGAAGAGCACCCAGTCCCGTTCGCGGTTTGCTTTTGCGTGGCCGAGCAGGGCCACGAGCTGCTCGCGCGATAGGTGTTCCATCTTTTTCTTCTTGACAAATCGTGCGGATGTTTGGTATTCTGCTTTTGCAAGTTAACAGGGTGGCGACCGACGCCAGTGACTTTTAATTAATTTTCTTCAGGAGAAACCAAATGAAAATCGCCACAATCCTGTTTGACGTTCAAACTGCGCGCGACACCAAGGACACTGCCAGGCAGCCGGCTGGGGCGACCGTACAGATTCCGCAACGCCTCGCCCTGGAATTCGCTCGGCAACATGTTCGCGGTGCGGCCGCACGTAAAGCGATGTACAGCCGTTATATCGGGCAGGTCAAAAGATACCCGGGCTGCGACGGCAGACTCGCGGGGTGGACGGTGACCATCGTATATGCTTCCGGCCGGACGCGCGTTGTCCGCGAATTTCAGGACTGATCGCGGACCACAAACCAAACTACATGAACAAAGCCGCGCAGTCTCTCGCCAAAAAACGCTGGAGTAAAATCCCTAAGTCCGAGCGCGCCGATCATGTCCCGCGCAACGGCGGACGTAAGCGTCAGTATCCGCAATGCCCTCGCTATCCCGCTCACAGATTTATCGCCGATCGCTGTCCGTGCGGATTCACTCGGTGAGAGCGACGACGAAGGGAATGCTGCCTACACGGCTCGCGAATAAAATCATGAGATACTTCGCCTGACCCGGACGCCCGCGAAGGGCAACGGGAAGGCAGAAGCTGCATCCCGCGACAAAAACGTTTCTGGCGCTGCGGATAGCGGTGAATCGAGAAGAGGAGGCACTCGAGCAGTTTCTTTCGCGCGAGCGCCCGGGTCGCTATGGATGAACTCCACTTCGATGTCGGTCCGCGGCACTACTGGATGTACGAGAAGCGCTTCCGCATTCTCATGGAAACCTTCACGCGCCGGCGTCCGCGCAACTGGATCTGCAGGCAAATCATTCGCCTATCGTGGTGGGCGATCCGGAAGGCCAGCGTGGAGTGCGAAGCATATATCGGCGATGTAGAACGTGCCATTTTTTCAGGACCGTAAATTTTTATTTATAGTGGCCGGTTTTGCACTGGAGCACGACGCCGGCGGCCGCGCCGATCGCGACGCCGATCGCCACCTTCTTCGTTCCCGCCTTCACGCGATGCCAGAACGTCCCTCCCTTCAGCTCGAGCTGCAGCGCCTGAACCTGCTTTTGCGCGTCGGCGAGCTGCTGCGCCGATAGCTTTGCCCGCGCCTCGCACGAGGATACGTCCTGCTGCGCGCTAGGGGCCGCTACGGCGTTCGTTTGGCAGGCGGCAAGGTTTTCCTTCACCGCTTCAAGGTCGTCCTGGGGAATTGAGAGCACGGCCGGGGGCAAATCAGGGCTCCCCGGTCCCCGGCCAGGGGAGCCCGGGAGATCGGTCTGGGGCGTCGGCGGCGTTAACTCGGCCGTGATGGGTGAAGGAAGCGGGCCCAGCGCTTCCAGCTGCTGCGGAATGTATTTCAGGATTTGCGCGGGCGTCTTCACCGCCGCGGCGGCCGCGGCGATCTTCGAGATCGTGTCGGCCGCTTGCCGATCGCGCTGCTTCTGCTCGGCTTCGCTCTGTTGCTTTTCGGTCGCGGCGCTCTCGATCGATTTCTGCAGCGTGGCGACCGAGGCTTCGGCCTTCACGCGCGCGTCGTGCTCGGCCAGCCACGCTTTTCCGGCTTCGGCGCACGCCGCTACGATCACCAATAAAATCGCGACCGCGAAAAGAAGAGTTTTGAGCGATGCCGCAGGCTGAGCCGTTGGCGTCGGGGGCGTAGCTGGGTTTGTCATGTAAATTTTCTCCTTGACAAATCGTGCGTATGTTTGGTATTCTGCTTTTGCAAGTTAACAGGGTGGCGACCGACGCCAGTGACTTCCCCCACTAGACGGGAAGCCCAAATTGGAGGATTCCATGGCCTGGCAATATCCCACACACACCTGCGGTCATTCCGGCGAGCGGTATCAGGCTTACGGCAAGCACGATGGCCGCGAGCGGCAACTCCACGCAATCGAGTCTCGGCCCTGCCCCGACTGCTTGATGGCAGCGGCGCAACAAAAAGCGACCGAATCCGGTCTCCCACAGCTCGTAGGTAGCCCCAAGCAGATTGCATGGGCTTCCGATATCCGTGATCGTGCGATGCGGCTACTCGCGCCGGAAAAGGCCGAGCGGTTGCGCCCAGAAACCTCCGCAAAATGGTGGATCGACAATCGGGGGGTGGCCAATGCGTAGCACCGTGATTATCCGCAAACGCGGCGATGGGTACGTCTCCGATGTTGCCGGAAAATTTGGTGGCGGACATCAAGGCGCTCGCGCCGGGCTGACCGTCGAGGAGGCCGCCATTACAGCGTCTCGGCTCATGATCCAGTACGCGCAGAGCAATCCCGAGGGCGGCGATCTCGTCGCACCGGAGGAAATCAGTTCCCGCGTGCCGGAGCACCTCCGCTCGATCCCAGCAAAAAATGAATAGAGACGCTTCCAATCTTGCTAAGTCCCGATGGGCGCGCATCCCAAAAAAGGAGCGCGCCCAGCACGTCCCCCGCAACGGCGGACGCAAGCGTATCTACCCACCCTGCCCGCGCTATCACGCGCACCGCTTCTCGCCCAGGGGCCGTTGCCCTTGCGGATTCGAGCGCACCTGAATCACTCCTTCAAGAATTTCGCGAGCTGCTCGCGATCGTGGCGACTGTCGAGGACGACCATCAGCGCGAGCTTCAAATTGTTTTCAAAACGGCGCTGGCGGCCGCCGATTCCGTTCAGGTCTTTGCGCACCTGGCGCAGCATCGCCCAGGCTCCGCCGGCGCCGAAAACTACGCCGATGATCCAAATCAGTAACTGGTACGAGAGCGGGCTCACGGGCTAGGGCGATCTCTGGAGCTTTGCTACAGGATTTTTCCGCTAGAACTTCGGCGCGCCTGGTGGGCCGAGATCGTCGATGCGCGCCAGCTCGATCATCACCTTGCGCTTCTCGCGTTCGCGATCGGCCGGAGCGATGCGCAGGCCTTCGAGCTTGGCCTCGAGCAGCTCGTGATGAATCATCGGCCGAAGATCGTTGAGGAACTCGTCGGCAAAATCGCGATGGTCGACGTGATCCATCACATGTTCGCGGCCATACTTATTCGCCATGTGCCGAAGAAGCCGGATGACGGCGCCGGCGAGTCGAAACTCCACCTTCGCCGAAAAGCGCATCTGGTAGTTCACTCGGGCTCTGTCTCCGCCTTACGAAACCGCGATCACGCTACGGCGTAAAAATTATTCGCGCCGTCGCAATAGACGAGCTGCGCGCCCGACCCAACCGTCACGGTGGCCGACGGCGAAGCCGTTTGCACGACGATGCTGAATCCGCCGGTCGTCAGATTATGGATGACGTAGAGCTTGGGAGAGTTCGGCAGGATCAGCTCGCGATTCGCGGTCAGCGCGCCGGTGCATTTGAAAACCATGTTCTCCATCGCGGTGGGCGTCGACGGAGTCTGGTTTGCATTGGCCATCGCCTGCGTGAAGACGCCGGCGATCGCGCCATCGAAAGCGTCAAAGGCGTCGTTCACCGTGACGTATTTCAGCGATTGCGCTTGCTGCAGCAGCGCGATTCCTAGATTTGGAGTAGCCGACATCTTTCCCCCAGTTTAGAACGACACGGCAACATTGATCGACGGGTTTCCGGCCGTCGTCGAAAGCGTGGTCCCGCCCGCCGGACTCACATTCGCGGAGCGGAGAGCGGTAGCGGTGGTCGAAAGAGTCACAAAGCCCGGCCCCAGCCACGCGGCCGCGCTTGGGAAGTCCATCTCGCAGGGCGTCGTTCCGCTGCCGCTGATGATGTTGATCCAGATGCCATACTTTGTGCTAGCCGAAAGCGACGCGCCCCCCATGTCGAAAACGACAATTCCCGTTTCGGTTGAGCCGAAGGTGTAGGTCGCCGACGTCGCCACGATCGAGCCGATTGTCGACGTGCCGGTGATGGTGGCGAGCGCGGCTACGTATTGATCTCCCGAATTGCCATAGATGTTCGCGAAGATCTTCTGAAGCGTCAGGTTCTGCAGGGGCGTGACGATCGCGCCCTTCAGCGCGAAGGCTGACGTGGATTGCGCGACCGCGTTGTTTGCGGAGACCAGGCTTACGCCGCCGGCATTTGCGGGAACGTAGAGGCCGCTGCCGGAGTTGTATTCGAGCACCTGGCCGTTTGTCGGCGCCGTGGCGCTAACTCCCACGCCCTGGATTCCCACCACTTTCGGCGAGCTCGTCGTCCCGCCCAGATCGCCGGCGAGCGCGATCGACGTGGCCAGCACGCCCCAGTAGGTCGCGTTGGGCGGAGTCTGGTTCGTATTCGGGCTGATGCAAAGGTATGAAGAGCCCGAGAGTGAAACCGCGTCTCCCACCACGTAAGCCGTCGACGAGTTCCACGCGCCGAGCCAGGTGATGGGCGTCGCGATCGCCGTCGCGGTAACGTCGCGCCTGGTCGCCTCCGGATTGTTGGGATCCGGGTAGGGAGCTCCCGCGGACCACGTGACGCTCGAGGAATTAACCAGGTTAATTTCGGTGGGAGTGGCCATCCCTAGGAGCCATTGACATAGAAGAGCTGCTCGCCCGGATAGATCGCGGGCCAGGGCGTCGGCCAGCCGCCAGGCGTCGGTGCAGTGCCATTCGCTTTCAAGCCGCGGCCCACTTGCACCGATCGCTGATAAACATTCACGCTGACCGACGATTGCGCCGAGCCGAAGTCCGCTACCTGCATCGCCTGCGTGTAAACGCAGGTGGCCGTGGCGAGCTCGCTGATCGTGCGCACGACCGTCGAGCCGTTGAGCACGTCGACGTCATACAGTTCGGCCTGCTCGCTTAGCGGGACGTCGAGTACTCCGTCGGCCCAATCGGCTTCGCCGCCGATCCGCGTGCGGCGGATCCAGGTGATGATGATATTTCCGCTGCCGTCGACCGTGCCACCGATCCCGGCCGGCGCGTAAGGTTTCAGGTCCGCGCCGTTCACGGTGAAGCTCTGCGCATCGATCGTGGTCGGATCGGTTCCAACGCTTACGCCCTTGTAATAAAGCGGCTGCGCGAGCTGCGAGATCGCCATCGGGACGCGCTGGATCGCGGTCGAAAGCAGGAGGAACAATTCGTTCGAGCCGTGCGACGCGCAGGAGCCTTCGGTCCCTTTCATTCCGCGCAGGAAATTCGAGATCGTGAAAGTTCCGTTTCCATTGTCGACGGCGGTCTGGAATTGAATCAGTTCGCTGCCCACGATCGCGGCGTTCGCGCCATTGAGCATGTCGGCCAGCGTGACGCCGGAAAGCGAGCCGATCACCGGCTCGACGGTCAGCGTGTTCACCGTATCGAGCGTCCAGGGCGAAGCGGGAGCGCCCAGCGTCGTGGTGCAATTTCCGTAAGTTGTGTTCGCGCTGCTGCTGGCTTCCTGGCCGAAATCCACGTCGTCACTCGATTCGTAGAGCACGCCCCCGGTCCAGTCGTCCGCCTGCGAGGCCATCGCAAAATAGAAGCCGGTGTTGTCGGGGTTCGAATCGGAATCGACGAGCAGCGGGATATCGAAAAGGAAAAGACTCGTGAAGTTGAGAATCTTGAGCGGATTCCTGGGCTGCGGGTTCCCGGTGGGCTGCGAGAGGTAGGAAAGGAAGCTGCTCGGGTCCTCGTTGACGCTGGAAATTGCGGTCACCAAGTCGACGCCGATCGAAGTGTCGGAGATCCGAACCTGAAACGTGAGGGTCTCATAGACGAACTGAATCACGTCGGTGGGATCGAGCAGGGAATATTGCGGCGAGCCGAGATTGAATTTGAAACCGTTTCGCTCGAGCCAGTCGAGATAGAGCTGCGTCTCGGCGATCTGCAGGGCCTGCGTCTCGGCCATCACGATCGGCAGCGAAATGGTTTTCTGCTGTTTGGTCTGAATGATTCGCGCGCTGCGCGATCGCTGCTGGCTGTTCTGCTGGTAATCGAGCGCGATGTCGTCGTAGAGCACGTTGACAAGAAGCGGCAAATCCTGCGCCTGCGAGATCGTCTCGGGGTTGACCTTCGCTTTGTCCTTCACCAGGCCGAGGTCCAATTCCGGGATGGTGAGCGCGCTCGCCATTCCGCGCGGGACGAAGCGCATCGTGCCGTTCGTCTCGCACGCATCGAAGAAATACGCCTGCATCAGATGCTTCAAAACTTCCGAGGCGGCCGTCGGGCGTTCGACCAGGTAGCCGGTCACCGCCGTGCTGCCACCGAAAATATTTGCGTTCGTGAGCAGCGAGACGTCGATCTGCGAGCTCGTCAGGCCCGCGCGAATGCAAATGTCGGTCACGATGTCGTTTGAAAGCGTGCTGAATGTGAAATACCAGAGCACCAGCGGACCGGTCGCTGGATACGTGGGATAGTTGCTCGTCCAACCTTCGACCGACGATGGCGCACCCGCAGCGGACCCCGAACTCGATCCCACGATCAGCAGCACCAAGGGATTGCCCGACGAGCTCGTGATGGCGACGATCACCGCGTTGTACGGAACGGCCGAGGCCGCCACCGGAAGCGAATCGAAAAGAATCTGCGCGTTCATGGCCAGCGCCGCAGTTTCGCCGACGCCGGCCGAGGCGGCCGCCGTCGCCCCGGCCCAGCCTGTGACCTCCCACCAAGCGATCTGGTAATTTCCGCCGAGACCGGCGTTGCCCGGCTGGGTGATCGTGATCGTTCCGCTCCCGGTCGTGCTCGTGATGCAGTACCACACGCCAAAGCCGTCCCCGAGAGCGATGGGAGTCCAGCTGTTTCCAAAGGAGTCCGCGATCGAAGGATTGTTCCCGCCGCAACTCGGAGAGGCCGAAAAAGAAAAAAGCAGCACGCGCCCGGCGCCGTGAATCGTGAAACCGAATCCGACGCCGACGGGAACCGTCCCGGCCCCGGAGACGGCAATCAGTGGAGTAGGCATGGCCTAGAGGACGCTCGCCACTTTCTGGAAATTCACTTCAGCGCGCAGGCTCGGAATGCGGTTGCCGAAATTGAGCAGCGGTAGGTTCATCCATTTCAGGTAGCAAAGGCCGCGAAACGCGGGCGTGAGATCAACGCCCTCGGATGCCTGAATATCGGGATCGACGCCCTGCGTCTGGTTGCCGGGGTAGATCGTGGGCGTGCCGTAATACTGCGCGAGCGACTGCCAGCTCGGATTGCCGAGAGGAGGGTTGCTCCCATGCGAAAAAGCGCCGTTGGGACTGGCCTCGACGTAGATCTGGCCTAGGTAGGTCACGGTTTGACCCTGCTGGTAGAGGATTCCGGGCTGCCATGCCGGGTAATCGCTGGCGAGCTCCCAATATATCGGGCCACTGGTGGGGATGATCGTCGAAGGCGTGATGCCGGTGCTGGTGACCAGGCACTCGAAAACCTGCCCGTTGTAAGAGACCAAATTCCCGGGGTTGTAGGTCTCGGTCGAAACCCATGCGGGATACGCGCCCACCGGGTAATTGCTTTGGTCTCCGGGAAGAGTGCTGTAGATCAGCTTCGAATCGGCCCAGATGCGCGTGATCGAGGAAGGCCCTTCGCCGAACGCGACGGCGATATCCGCGGTGTAAACGAAACTCGAAGTGGAGGTGCCGCCGATGCCCAGGCTGCCCCCTTCGTGCGTGGTCTGCGTGGCGAACGAAATGCCGGAACACCAGATCACTTCTCCAGCGAATCGGCACGTGCCATAGCCGAAAGGAATCGGCGCGCCGGGCACCGAGCCGGTGACCTGAAGATCCTGCAGAGACGGCTGGCCGAGCTTCGGCTTGGTGAGCGACGCGATTAATAGTTCAGCTCCGGTTGCCGCAAGCGTGACGGCCGCAGCGATCGCTAGCTTTGCCATTTCGTCAGCCGGAAATTCCGGGGAAGTCGAAAACTTTCACGATGCGGTTGCGCCACTTTTGATCGATGAGCTGCTCAACGACGAAGAACCGCGAGTGATGACGCTGACGCGAGGCTCGCACGTGGATCAGCGAAGCCTGCTTTTGCAGGGTCCCGGCGATCGCCAGGTGAACCGGGTCGCGCGCCAGGCGAAGCAGCACAATGCTGCCGATCTTTACTTGCGAGACTTCGACGAGCCGCGGCCCGCAAAACTCGGCCATAAGCCTGCGGCTGTCACCCGCGCGCGGATAATCGAGATGCTGATCGCGGCGAAAGGGCTTGCCCTGCGCATCGGCGAGCGCGAGCTCCTCGGCAACGCAAATCACCAGGCCGAGGCAATCCATCGCGCGGCCTTTCACGCGGCCCTGGTGCCGGTAGGGCGTGCCCAGATATTCGCGAGCTTTGGCCGCGATCTTTTCCCGCGTCGCGCCGGCGGGCGTGCCGCTGCAGCAGGCCGTCACGCGATGTTTCCGTACTGAAGAATCGTGTCATTGCCCGGCATGAAGTTTTCGCCTCGGAAGTTGTCGATGTTTACGAACTTCTGCTGGCAGTCCGTCGGCGTGTGATCGCAGCCCGGCTCGATCGTGAAAGTGTCGCTCGCCGCCGGCAGCGAGGGCATCGGCAAATAGAGCAGCAGCCGCGTGCCGTCCCACTCCCTGATTTCGAAGGAAATTCCGTCGTTCACGCCGCTGGTGAAAGTGATGATCCCATTGTCGAACCAGTCCGCCGGCGCGGGATTTGTGGGCGTCGAAGAGCCCACCATCTTCAGCCCGGAGTTCGGCACAACGATGCGCGAATTCGTGACGCTGGCGACCGAGCCGGCTTGCCGCCACAGCGTCACGTCGATCATGCACAGCCACTGCGAATTCAGATCGATGCCGTTGAGGCCGGAGCCGAACTGCGCGCGGCAGGTGGGCCCATAGAGCGAGCCGATCACCGTGGTCAGCTTGTACGCCCTGCCGCGCAGCTCCGCGTGGAACATTCCGTTGGACATTTTGACGATGCCCAGCGTGCCCGAGCGCAGCAGCACATCGCCCATCGTCAGATCGGCCCAGTTCACAAAGCGCTCTTCGATCAGCGCATCGTCGTAGCGGCCGGCGCGCAGATCGCTTTCCTGCAGCGATTCGGATTCCAGGAACCCCGTCACCTCGAGGTTATCGACCGAGAGGTCCGATTTGTTTTGCGAAGCGAAGGGAACGAAGCCAGTCGACGCGAGATAGGTGACGGTGTCGCCGTCGGCATCGAGGTAGGGGCCGATGTTCACATCGTGATTGGTGAAGCCGAGTAGCGTGCCGTCGACGCGCTTCACTTTCCACAAATACGCGAGTGTCGTTTGCCCCTGCTGCAGGTGGGCTTTGAGCGCGGTCGATGCGGTTTTCATGTTTTGATTCTGGCCGCCGGCGAGGCGGCCGCGATCAATAGTTCGGCGGAAGCACTTCGACCAGTTTGGCCGAGTTGAGCGAGACGATCGGCTGGCCGCCGCTCATATAGCTCTCTTCGGTCTGCAGCTCCAGATCGTCACTATCGAAGCGCACGGGGTAGTGAAACATTCCTTGCGGCGACGTGACCACAACGCCGCTCGCCGGCGCCGTCGCAAAGGTAACGAGGCCCGTGGTGGGATCGAGCGTCCAGATCGAGCCGTAAGCCTGCAGCGTGCCGTTGAGCGCGACAGTGACCGAGTTGGGCAGCGCCGCGCCCTGGTAGTCCGTGATCGTTCCCCACATCGGTTTGACGATGTTGCGCACGTAGCTGCGCGCATTGGCGCCGCTTCCGATGCTGTAAGTATTCGTGAGCTGGAAAACGGTCTGCGTGCCGTTGCCGGTGCCGAGCATTTGCGGCGCGGTCCACTGATAGTCCGTATGGTCTTTCAGCCGGAAGCCGTCGGCCTTGCCGCCCACGGCCAGGTGAAACGCGATCAGCAGTTGCAGGAACGATTGCCGCGATCCGGCCTGCGCCGGCGACGGAGTCATCAGGTCGATCGTCCACTTGCCGCGCGAGTTCGCCCAGTTGCGGTTGCGATACTCCTGGCCGGAAAAGCCCGTGTTGACCTGCGTTGACCAGCCCGACGGCGAGCCGAGCCGCCGGTAGCGGATCTGCCGCGGAAATTCGCACTCGAAAAATGCCATCGACTATCCGTTGCGCGCGAGCGCGTTTTGCGTGGTGCGATGGAAGTCGGCCATGATCTGGCCCTTCGATCGGTTGAAGCTATCGAAATCACTCACCCCGTTGATCATGATGTTGTTGTTGACGGTGTGGCCGCGCGGCCCGGCGCCGATCGGCACGATCGAGCCGCCGCGCTTGCCGGCAAACATCAGCTCCGGGCCTTTTTCGCCGACCAGGTATGCGCGGCCGGGCGTCATATCGCCGCCGCCGGCGAGACCGACCAGGCTGCCTAAGCCCGCAAACGAGGAAAGAATTCCGGCGAAGCCGCCGCCTCCCCCGGAGCTGCTGTCCGAGTCCGAGCCGCCTCCGCCGAAAAGGCTCAAGAGACCGCCGCCTCCGGCCGCGCCGCCGGAGCCGCCTCCCGCCATCACCACGTAGAACGGGCTCGCTTGCGACCCAGTAGGTGCGCCGCCAGGTCCGCCGCTACTGCCGCCGAGGCCGAAGAGTTTGCCGACAGAGCCGATAAGGCCGAGCGATCCGGAGACGATTCCCGGCGTGCCTCCTGGAGCGTTCTGAGAAGAATTCGGTAATCCGCCATTGCCGCTAAAGAGACCCGCGATCGAGCCGAAAATATTTTGTATGCCCGCCTTCGCCGCCGATTCGGCAAACGAATCGAAGAGCTGTTTGAAGTTCGCCTTGCCGGTTACGACGAGCTTCGCGAGCTGGCTTTCAAGGCCGTCGACGGCCGTCGACATCGACGAGAAAAGTTTCGGCCCGAGGTTTTGTCCCTCGAGCTGGATCTGATTTGCAAACGCCTGGAACTTGCTGCCGAGGCTGGTGAAGGGATCGGCGATCACGTCCTGGTCGAGCTTCTTGCCCTGTTCCTGCTGCGATTGGTAGAGCGCGGCGATCGTCTCGATGCGGCTCTTTTCGATTTGGACCGAAATCGCGCTCCAATCTTGCTGCGAGATCTTCTGCTGGAGGAGCAGATCGCGAAAGCTGGTGAGTTCCTTATCGTAGCCGGCGTTGATCTGGTCGACCGTGTTGCTCGCATCATCGCCGAATTGCTTCCAGAAATCATCGATCTGCGATTGGATGGCATCCGCGGCCGTCTTGGTCGCATTCATTTGCGCGACCGCCTGATTGTTCGCCGCCACATCTTGCGGAGACGCCACGATCCCGAGCTGGCTGAACGTTGGCAGCGCGGCCGTCTGCGCTTCCGTCGGGCCGTTGAACGAATCGCGATGCGCGAGCGTGGGATGCGCGAGGTCGCCGGCGTCGATGCGCGCGCCGATCTTCTCGAAAATACTCTGGCGTGACTGCTCAAGCGCGATGATCTCCTTCAACGAGGCGATATGCGCTTCGTCGGCCGCGACTGCTTTCCACAGCTGAGCTTGCGAATCCGCATCGAGCTGCTCTTGCGCCCGTTTGAGCGCGAGCTGCTCTTTTCCACCTGCCATATATGCGTCATAGGCGTCCTGCTGATCGTCGATGACCGAGACCTTCGGCGCCAGACCGGAAAGGTCCGTTTTTCCGGAGACGGGCATCCCGATCTTCATTCCGCCCGGGCCCATTTGTTCGCTGGAACTGTTTTCTGGCAGAGTGAAGTGCAAAAACTGACCGAGACCCGATGTGAATTTCACGGCCTGGGCGAGATCATCGACGAAGCTCGCCAGTACGGGTAGGATGCCGCCGAGACTGACTTTGGCGTTACCCCACGCTTGCCCAAGCTCAACCGTTGATTTTTTCCACTCTTCCGTTGCGGCGATCGCTCCAGAGTCGATGTTAGGACCGAAGTCCTTGACGATCCCCTGAAACTCTTCGATGCCTTCGCGGCCCTGGTCGAGAATCGGGATCAGGCTTAGCCCGCTGCGGCCGAGAAGCTCGATGGCGATCGCTGCCTTGCGCGGACCGTCCGGCATGTCCTTGAAAGCATCGGCAAGCTGAAGAATCGCATTTCTATTATCGACCGCGGTTATGCCGAGCGATTTTAGCGTGGCCTGCAGCGGCCCTACGCCGCGACCGGTATCCGTGAGGACCTGATCGAACTTGCGCATCCCGGCGACGACGTCTTCGAGCGAGACGCCAACAGATTCACCGGCGGCGCCGAAGACCTGCAGATCCGAAATAGAAATCCCGGTCTGCTCCGAGACTGTGCGGAAATTTTCAACAACCTCCGTGCCTTTGATGGCGAGCGCGGAGAGTCCGACCGCCGCGGCCGTCGCAACGGCTGCAATGCCTCCGATCGCCGCGACGGGACTTAGCGCGCCAATGCTCGCCAGACCGGATGCGGCTTTTCCGGCCGCATTGGCAATTCCGGAAAGCGACGCGCCGATCGCTTCGCCCACTTCGCCCAGGGGCGCTAGCGCCTTTTCAGCAATGTCTCCAAGGCTACTGAACGATTCCTGGATTTCGCGACCGGCCTTTTTCGCCGCATAGGAGCCGCGCTCCATTCCCGAGACGAAATCCGCCGTGTTCGCTTTGAGGTCAACGAAAATCGAGAAGAGGGACATTTTCGGATTCTTACGTTTCTATATTCTGACGGGCGCCGAAGAAGGTGGCCAGTGTGTCGATATCCAGCTCGGGCTCTTCCGTCGGCGCGTCCATCGCGGCGCGAATCTCGGCCAGCGATTTGGGAACGAAGTCTTCCTGTGTCAGCCTGGGATCGGAGTCCGTCCGGTTTGCGTTATGTACCATCGCCGCGACCGCGCCGGCCGCGCGCATCCGCCAGCGATGCTCCTCATGGCGCCGATCGAGCAGCGCTTCGAATTGCGCCAGCGTTAATCGACCGAACTCTTCTTCACTAAGCCGAAGGTCATATCGGGCAATGGCCCAGAGCTCGATCCATTCGTCTCGGGGTTCGCGGCCTTCATCTCTTCCAAAGGGCTTTTCGTTTCAGCACCGGCGCCTTTCGATTCTTTTTCCGCGATCAGCTTTTTGATGGCATCGACCTTGTGTGCCGGCAGAAAGGCGAAATAGGCGTTTTGGATCGCCTCCACGATCTGTTCCGCATTGCTCTCCTGGATGAACGTGCCCACCGTCCTCAGCCCTTCGTCCGAATCGTATTCGGGCTGGTGGGCCAGCATCGCCGCCCACAGCATCACGCGCAATAGCCGAGGTTCGCTGATGTGCGCGAAAGTCGCGAAATTAGTGAGCATGAAGCCTCTAAAAGGACGGAGTTCATTGAGCGTCCCGCATTCCTTACAGGCGAAAATTTCGACGCCGGCACGCGGGTCGGCGGTCTTTTCCTGAATGGCCGCGGCGGCATTCATATCGAAGGCGAGGTTCAGCTCCAGCTTGTAGTGGCCGCCGCCCGGCTCCTGGAGCATCAGCTCGAGCGGAGTGAAGGGCAGCACGCGGCGGCGAATCGCGGAACTTTTCATCAGGCTATATCCGTTTCTTCGACCCACGAATCGATCCACCAGTTGCGGGTCGCGGCAAGTGATGGCGAATTCAAAGTGATCTGCAGGCGATAGCTCCTGCCCGGCGGAGGGATGAAGCCCGCTGCCGAAAACGTTCCCGTGTAAATTCCCGCCACGCCGGTTGTGGTGAGCGACGTCGTTCCGCCCGGCACGGCCTGTCCGTATTCATCGTAGAGCGTCGCGGTCCCGGTTGCATCGACGACGGGCGTCACGCCGTCCGATCCGCGAACGACCGGGCCCCACTTGATGAAGTTATCGCTCTCGGGAACAAGGATGAAAGGGACGTCGATCGCGCCTGTATCAAACGGGCTAATCATTGCAGCCGTCACGTTGACGCCTCCTCCGGTGCAAACCATCACCTGCGAAACAGACCCCGCCGTCGCGTACAGAAAATCGGTGGCGAGAACGGGTGGCGCATATTGGTCGCTGTCTTCGGCCACCAGATACGGCTGTAGCCATATATGGCCATAGGTGACCGGCGCGACGGGATTCTGCCAGTAGAGCTCGTCGACGGGCAGCGGCACCGGCGGCGGAACGTAATCACCGGGATCGAACGCCCACAATTGTGGGCATCGGTTGGTCCAGCTTGCCGGCGCGATCGGATTGAAGAAGTAGTCCTCGTCGCCGGGAACAACGCAAACTTCCTGCTGATCGAAAGTCCACGGCTGAGGCGCCGCATTGGCGCTGGCCGGTTGAACGGCTGGCCGGATCCAGTAGTCTTCGTCCGGCTGGAAAACGACGGCCGCGGGGACGATCTCCGATTGGTCGAAGCTCCACGGCTGCGGATATTGGTTGGGCCAGGTAACGGGCGCGACGGGCTGTACGAAATAGTCCTCGTCGGGCTGACCATGCAGGAATCCCGCCGGCAGCTCCTCGACGTCGGGAAGGTAAGGCAGCCGCTGGAAGTTCGAGCCGGGGACAGGCGCGACCGGGTTCGCCCAGAAGTCTTCATCGGGCACGAGAGGCGGTGCGGAAGCAGGAACGATTTCCGATGGATCGAACGCCCAGGGCTGCGGATATTGGAACGAGACTGGCCAAGCCGGCGGCGGCTCGTAAAAGTCCTCGTCCGGCTGGCCGTAAAGGCCTGCGGCGTTTTCGTTTTGCTCAAACGACGCCTGCTGCGGGTAAATGAAGACGATCGGCCAGGGCGGTGGCGGCTCGTAGAAATCTTCATCAGGCTGGCCGAACAGGCCGGCAGCATTTTCGTTCTGCTCGAAACTCCACGGCTGTGGACATGCGTTCGGCCAAACAACCGGGGCGACCGGATTCTGCCAGAAATCTTCGTCGGGCTGGCCCGCGAGAGATCCCGCCGGTTCGTTCTGCTCGAAACTCCACGACTGTGGATATTCGAAGACGACCGGCCACGCCGGCGGCGGCTGGTAAAAGTCCTCATCCGGCTGGCCGTAAAGCTGGCCGGCGGGAAGATCGTCCGCTCCTCCGAGACTGGCCGCCTCGATGGAGGCCTGCGTCGAAGCGGCGGCGATGACCAGCGTCGCCGCGATGGCGACGGCCGCGGCGCACTTCTGTACGCCGCCCCACCAGGAATCGGACTCATCGTAGATGACGCTGGGCGCCGAGGCCTGCGGCAGATCGTCGTTGATGTAGAAACGAATCATTTTTTAATTAGCTCTTCGCTCACCGTCTCGCGGTTTTTGCGCGTCTCGATTCGATTGCGCAGCGATGAGAGAAAGGAGGTCCGCGCCTTTGTAATCCAGCCCGTGATCCAGGAGCGAATCGCGGGAAGGATTTCCACACCCAGAAACGAACCGAGTGCGATCGACAGCGCGTAAAACAGAAAGCTTTTTCCGGTAAGCACAGGCCCCCACGATCAGGCCGATCTCAAGTCCCAATGGCAGGCCGTAGATCGTCCCGTTAAATGCCGCGTCAATATACTGTGAAGCGTTGTTCTGCCAATAGTCTTCGTCGAGAACGTTGCTCGAGGGCTGCGCTTCAAAGGCATTGGCGCTCGCGCCCCACGCCGCATTGTTCGGGTTTCCGGTCCACGTCCAGGATTCGCCGGCTGTCGTCGTGTTGTAGCAGATCGAGAGACCGCCCCCCTCGGTCATGTACGACGTATCGGTTACGCCGGGATATGTCGGCCAGTTGTATAGACCGCAAGTGGGTGAGCTGATGCCGGAGAATGGCCCTGTGCCGATCAGCATTTCCGAAATCATCACCCCGTTGGAGGTAGACGGCACGCAAGATCCCGGCGCGGAAGAGTAGGGCGTGCCGCTTCCGGTCGCCGAGCACACTCCCATTCCTGAATCCCACGACGCGGTAGACGAAGAGTTAAGCGCTCCGCTAATCTCGAAGAACGTCCAGTTCTGGTTTCCATCCGCGTGACAGCTCGATAGCAGCGCGTAACCGTTGCCCGCGTTCGCGTTTGAATTGAACGCCATCATTGGGTAGGAGTTTGACCCCTGAGTGTTCTGCTTGATCGTCCACGTATTCAACCCATCAGTGATAACGGTGCAAGCCTGGTCGGTGCTGGGCACGTTGCCGGTCGTTCCTACGAAAACTGCCGTGTCCCCTCCGTTGAGCAACGCATATTCGATCTGCGAAGTCGTCGCGGACGCGCCCACCGTCTGAGTCTGTTGCACGACTTGCTCGCCGCTCGGCGCCGTTCCGGCCCCGGCCGAAGCCTTCATTGCAACCGCGATGCACACGGTGTCCGCGGCGTTGCCGGTGAGCCACACGTAGGGCGTTACTGCCGCAGCCGTCGTTTGGACGAAGGCCGATCCTTGCGAAGAGAACGCGCTGTCCGCCGCGAGGAAGTTAGACCCGGACGGCCCGTAGTTGGGCACAGCCGCGAAGCCCGCTTCAAACAGATTCGTGCCCATGCACAGGTCGTAGATCACGTCGCCGTTGACGGTTGGCGTGAACGCGCCCGCGGTGTTCGCCGGCGTGCCCGCCGTGTCTTCCTGCCCCGCCGATACGTCGATGGCGCTCGATGTAGCGATCTGCCGCCACTCGGTCAGTTCTCCGCTGAGAGACGTGAATGTGGTGCCTGTGCTAAAAGCAACCGTCACGGTCTGGCATCCCGGCGCCGCGCCGTCGATGTGGTACATGCTCATGTCCGTCAGATCGGATGGATCGGTGATGGCCTTGACCGAACTCCACGTCCACGTCGCGTGGCCCGTATCGGAGTTGCAGTAGACGCTGGTGATCGTCGGCGCGGTGCCGGTGTAATTCCAATACTGAACCAGATTCAATTCATTGTTGGCGAGGCTGCCGCCCTTGATCGGAAAGGTGTAAGTGATCGTGCAGGGGCTTGTGCAAGCCTGGCCGGATTGCGTCGGGTAAGCCTGCTCCACCAGATAGCTCGATGCGTTCGTGGCGATGTTCGAGCCGATGATTTCAATGCAGGCCGTGGCCCAGACGCTCGTCGGGCTGACGGTCACAGTCGTCGTGGACCAGGTGGACACGTTGCCATTGGTGTCGCTAAAAGCGATGCTGGCAATGGAAGTTCCTGAACGCAGGGTCATCCCCGAAGGCGCAACCGCCATTCCGCTTGTGGCCGAAGTCGCGCCGCCCGCGCATGCAACCCATGATGTGCTCAGCGGATTATTTAGCGTGAACGTGGGATAGCTCACCGACGTGGACGAGCCGGTTGTGCCGGATGTGGCCGTGCCGATCGGCCCCGCGCTCGCAATCCAGTTCCCGCTATAGACTTCGCACATCGTCTGCGTGGCGTTGGCCCAAGTGCCGCAGGTTGTTTCATTGCCAACAGCCAATTTCCAACCCACTTTGATACTGTTCGTGTTTCCGGTCGCAGACTTGGCGACCGTGTAGCCGGTCGCCGTCGTCGGCGCGGTGGCGCTATTGCCTCGATACGCCGCCGCCACAATCAAATTGCCGAAGCTGGGCGTCGCCAAGAGCGTGCAGGAAGTTCCCGCGTTCGGCGTACAGCTCGTAACGATTGCGTTGCCGCCCGACCCGAACTGAAGCATCGAGGATTTCCAGCCGAACCATCCTGAAAAAAAGCAGAGCAGGGAAACAATCCATAGGGCGAGAGTGCGGCGTTTGTTCCGCGCGCACCAATGGTAGGCATGGATTAAAGCGTCTTCGGCGCGCTGCGACTGCCGGACGCACCAGTTGTACTTTTGGATGAAGAGCGGGCTCATGCGGGAAAAACGGGGCCCCCAGGTCGATGGTTAGTCGAGCCTGGGGGATCAGTTCAGATCGGCCGAAATTACTCGACGATTTCGCCGGAGCATTCGAAGTTCAGAGACGCGGTCCCTGAAGCGTTCAGAACGTCCGTCGATCCTGCGCCGGAGCCTTGCTGGTAGATCACCGAGTCCGGGTTCGGTGCAACCCATCCGCCGGGCCCGGCGGCGCCGCAGCCGATCGAGAGGCGGTTGGTGCGGGTCGAACCGTTGGTGGCCGCGGAGACAACGGTCGCTTTCGCGGCGCCCATCTGGGGATCCTTGGGCGTCGGCGTGAGCGCGGTACCGCTGGTGGAAGCAGTAGCCCAGCTAACGATGCGGGCGACGATGCCCGAAATCGCGGTGAGGCCTGCGCCTTTTCCGAGCAAAGCGAGCGATTGCAGTCCCACGTTGCGGACGCCCGGTTTGATGCTGTACGTGTTCGACTCCGTATTCGCGGTGCCCGAAGTCGTGAAGTTGCCGGCCGTTGCCAGTCCGAAATCGTAGACCATTGGCATTGCAGTTTCTCCTTGTTTTGTTGATTAGGCCGGTTTCGGCCCATCCTTCGCGAGCTTGCTCATAATGCTGCTTTCGTCCTCGAGCTCGACGACGAGTTCCCCCGCCGTCAGCTCGCGGCCGTACTTTTCGATTTGCGCCTGGCGCACCTTCTCGAAAAATATCGCGTCCGGCTCCATGTACATGCCATCGATTTGGCCGTTTCGCTGCGCGCACGGATCGCAGAGATAGAAGACGAAGGTTATGCTTTCTTCGGGCACGATGCCGCCGTCGGCGCCACAGTTGGCGCAAAAGATCGGCACCCAGTTCAGGGCGCCGACGCGGATCACATTTTTGGTATGAGCGCAGCGCGAATCGGGAAGCGGCAGCAGATGCGGCATAGACAAGTCGTCCTCCAAGGAAAATGGCCCCTCGCGGGGCCAAAAGTAGAAGGCGAGAGGGCGCGGCCCGATCCGAAGATCGAGACCCGCGCGCCCCTGTTTAGGTAAACCTAAAATTCCGTGACGGAGCCGGTGATCTTGATCTTCGCGCCCTTGCGCATCACCGCTTTGTCGATGTTGACTTCGAGATCTCCGGGCGTTTGAACATATCCCGTGAAACTGATCCCGTTGGTGCCGTTCGCGAGAAGCACCTTCCAATACAGCAGCGTCTGATTATTGAAATCGGAGCGTAGCTGCTGCTGGATCGAATTGCCCGGGAAGAAAATGAGATCGAATCCCATTTCGCCGCTGTCATTCAACGTGGCGAGATACTCGCGAAAACTCGACGGCGAATCCATGTTCGTGATGTCGTCGTAGTCTTGCTTGCTGCCGCTCTGACTGAAGGTCTTCACCTCGGCGAGCGTGGTATAGGTGATGCCATCGGGGCTGCGCTGCAGCTGACTGCCGCGTCCTGCCAGGGAAACTGAGGCCATGATCTAGCTCCTTTTTCGGCCCCTGAACGAGGCCTTTTCAAAAAATTAAAATGTCGGGTCGACGTAAGTGATCGCGAGCTCAGGTGAGGTCACGTACTGATAGGGAGCGGACTCGAATGTGTCGCCCTCGAGAACGGTCTGCGCGTTATCGAACTGCGTGCCGTCCGGGCAAAGTCCGGTGAATCGTTCGAGCGCCTGCCGCACGGCTCTCGCAAGCTGCTTCGACTCCGTGAACTTGCCGTAGCAGGAAAATTTGAAGCGGACATACTGCCGCCCGGTCGGACCGTCGAGCGTCTGTTCGCTTTCGCCGGCAATCTGCTCGACGACGACGTAGGGATTCGACTGACCCGATGGCGCCTGTCCGGCGAAAACGCCCGTATTGTTCTGCGCGCCGATGATCCCCGTCACCGCGGCGCCGGCCGGTCCGGTCAGGATCCAGTTAAGCGCATCCGTGATCATCGGTACTCATCCTGGAGCGCCTTCGACACGCCTTCCGTGAAACGGTCGAGTACCTCTTGCGCCCTTGCAGCTCCCGCCGCCGCGACGAACGGCCGCGCGGGCTCGATATTCTGGTGAGCCGCTTCTCGCGCCAGTGCGCGAGAGCGTGCCCGCGTCATTCCAGGGCGGCGGCGCGCGCGCGGTCCGGTTCCTTTTTCCAGGAATATTGCCCAGTAAAACTTTTGCAAGAATCCGACGCGAACCGATCCTTCGAGATCGCTCTTTACCGTCGTCGACATGCCGACGTTGTTTGCCAGCAGGTCGTACTGAACGGCGCCGCCGCCCCCGGGGTGGTGCGGACCGCGGCGCACTCGGGCCGCGATTTCTTGCCGCCAGATTTCTCCCGCGGCTTTAAGCGCGTCCCGCATGATCTTTTTGGCGATGCGCAAGGGCGCGCGCTCGAGAGCCTCCTCGATCTTGTCGAGACCCTCTACTTTCACTTCAATTACAGGCATCGCTAGTTCGCAGGCCTGCACGCAAATTCGCCGGCGACGGCGACGTTTCCGCCATGGATCGTTCCCGAGAAATGTCCCGCGAAGACTACGGCGCCCTCGACCGTCATGCTGAGCATCGGCGTGCCCGTCCATTGATGGCCGCCGTAGTAGGGCTTGAGGCGCAGCGAGCGGAATCCGCGGCAGTTTGGGCACCGAAAGACGAGCAGCCCGGGAACGCCGAGATGGCTCACGAACTCGGCTTCCAGTTCCTTCAGCGGATATTCCACGTCTTTAGGTCGCTGTACCGGCCGTTTGCCGCGCCGAGTCATCGCGCACGACACACAACATTTCGAGCACCTTGTGCCGATAATCGACGTCCACGACGTCCTGGATTTCGAAGAAGCGGCCGTTGAAATTGACATTCATGTTCGCCGTGATCCCGTGCCGAAAACGCATCCGGACCATGTGCGTCACTTCGGAAACTTTCTGCTGCGCGGTGTAGAGATCGCGGCCGCTGAGCGGCTTCACGCTCGCCCAGGCGGTCGCGACCGTATTCGAATCGTCAATTTGCCAGGATCCGTCCGTGCCCTGGTTGAGGCTCGGCTTCACGATCAAAATGCGATGGCGAAGCTCGCCCGCGCTGATCCGGAAAGCGGTCGGCATTGGACGATCAGGCGGCTGGTTTGATCACGCCGAGCTTCACCAGGGCCGATGCGGCAGTTACGTGAGCCGTGCCATCGCTCTGCGCCCATCCCTGCTGTGCTCGGCGGTAGTTGAAGGTTGCAATCTCGCCTGCGGCCAGAGCGTAGGTGATGTCTGCCGAGCGGCCGATGGAATCTGCCGCGGAGTTCAGGACCACATTATGGGAAGACGTATCTGTGTTTTGCATCACCAGTAGCTCGTTGCCCGTGAAGGGAAACGAATTGCCGTTCGAAGAGTCCGCGGCAGCCATCGAGACGGTGAGAGCACCCGCGGAGGCGGATGCGATGTTCGGGCCGGCCGGGGTCGTAACCGTGATCGGTGTGAAAGCCATTTTCTTTTTCCTCCGTGCTCCCGGCGAGGGAGCGTCGAATTTGAACTGCTAACGCGTCGGTGCGTAATCGCGCACCGTAATGCTGAAAAACATGTCCTGCAGATGATTCGGAATCCTCTTCAGCGTGTCGGCCGTCACGCTCTCGCGGTTTTCATACCAGTTGGCCGTGATCTGCATCGTGCCGACCTTCGCGATCGCCGGCGCCGCGGCGCCGGTGTTTCCATAGCCCGCGGTGAAGAATATCTTCACCGCGTTCATCACCTGCATCGTGAGAGGCCAGGCCTGCTCGTAAAGCGGAGTGATGCGCGGCGGCTCGGCATTCGCGTTGACCAGGAAATCGCCCGTCGCCGCCGGAATCTGTTCGCACGTCCAGGTGAACGGCCCGTCCGTCGCGGTGGCATTGAGCGACGCGCCCCACGCCGGCGCGAGGGATCCGGATAGGAACTTTCCGCGGACGGCCTTCGAATCGTCGACGGCCGTGATCTGCTGCAGATTGCCGTTTAGATCGACGACCTGGTCGCCCATCGTGTACTGCTGGTTCGGGGCCCACGGCTCCGGAACCGGCAGAAGCATTTGGGTGTCGCCATTCGTATCGATGTATTGAATCGATTGAATATTCACCAGCGGGCAGCGCAGGAGCTTGATTTCCTGGCGGTCATGCTCATCGTGATGTCCGCGGGAGTAACGGCGCGTCTGGTAGAAATAGCCCGTGGCGAAATCGCCCCAATCGTGCAGCGATGGAAAACGGTCATGCGACTGGCAATAAAGCTTGTTGACGAAGCTGCGCCCTGTGTCGCTCTCGGCCACATCGACGGCCGCCGCGGCATAGAGCGAGATCAGCTCGTCGTCGTCCTTCGCGTCCATTTCGACGCGGAGGTGCCGCTTCATCGTCGCGAGGCTGACCAGGTTCGCCGTCGCCGGCGTGACGACAATGAGCGATGACATCTACCTGGCTCGCCGGTTCGTCCGTTTGCCTGCTCGCGCGGCGACTTTCGTTTCGATCGGCTCGGACACGGGCGATGGAAAAGTAATCGGCGGCAAAGGTGCCGGGCGATCCTGGTAGGCAGGCTCCGCGCGGCCGGCCTCGATCAATGCTCTTGCGTCGAGGAACTTCATTTCGGCCGTCTCGCCCTTGCGAGGACCGCTGAGAAAAGTGATGTACATTTTCGCTTTCCGGAAAATGAACGGGAGGCGCTCGGGGCGGCCGCTTGAGGTCGGCCTTTTGAACGCCTCCCGCTGTTGGGGTGGAGCAGCTCGTTAAATCGAGACTAGACCAGGACCGACGGGCTCTGATCCTCGGCGAACCGCGAACCGCTGAGAACCACGAGCACCGCGCAGAAATCGGCGTTCGCTCCGTTCGCGATCACGACCTGGACGTAGGGCTGGCCTTGCGGCAGCTCCGCGGCGTCCATTTCGATCACGTAGAACGTGCCGCCCGTTGCGGTCGGTTGGAATCCGGCGGACGTGATTGGCGTCTTCGCTCCAAGCACGTCGGTATTCGCGGTCTCCGCTTTGAAGACGTTGAACGGCATCGGCGTGGCGTTAGCTCCAGCCTGGTTACTGCAGTTGTTGACGACGATCGAGGTTTCCTGACCGGCGACCGCACCCTGCAGGATGATGATGCTGGCGTGCTGATAATTCTGCATGCCGAACGCGAAAGCCGTTTTGCCGCCCGAAGTGCTGACGGGCGCGAGAAGCTGCGCGACGTGTCCCTCTTGGCTTATTACAAATCCCTTCATGGGTTATTCCTCCGTCCGAAATTTGAAAGGGCCGCGCCGATCGGCGCGGCCCGCGGGTTTTCGTTTGCGAAGCCCTCGATCTATGCGTGGAGCGCGATGAACGGCGACAGCGTGGATCCGCCGCTCTTCGGGGTGAGTGGCTTCTTCCACCAGCTCTGGCCGTCGATGCGATAGACGAAGCGGAACACGCCTTCATCCGTGAGGAAGTTCACGTGCATCGAGTAGTCCTGGCGGACGCCGTTCTTGTCGGCCACGATGTACTGGCTCAGGTCGGTGAGGATCAGGTCTCCCTCGGTTCCGAGCACGGCGCCATGCTCATGGAAGATCACGGGCTTACCGAGCAGGGTTCCTCCATCGCCGGAGATCGTATTTTCGGCGGGCGGCGTATAGAGCAGGATCTGGCCGAGAGCCGGAGCGCCCAAAACCAGTTGGTAGAGCGACGGTTTAATTGAGACATCGGCGAGCCAGACCGCGCTTCTCGAGCTCGGCGTCCACAGTCTGGAATCCATGTTCAGGATGTCCGTCGTGACGATGGCGCCGGTTGTGTTTCTCGCCTGGGCAATCACCGCGCCGCTGTTCAAAATGCCGAGCGGCTGGCCGGCGCCGAGGCCGTTGACGATCGCATCCTCGACCATGAACGTCATTTCTTCCGCGAACGCTTCCTGAATCACGGCTTCGAGAGCAGCGCCGTCTTCCAGGAGCTCGTCGGTCGCATAGCAGAGCGCCATCAGCTTGTTGAGCTGCAGCTCCACCTTGCGGAACTTCGGCTTGCTGGACGTGGTGCTCTGGGCTTCGTTGATCCAATATGCCAGCACGCCGCCCCACCGTGATCCGTTCGCCCGCGAATCTTCATCGATGGCGTTGATCTTTATCCCGTTGGAGTTTCCGGAGATGGGGATCTTCCGGCAGCGCGAAACGATCAGGCCGGTCTGATACATGCGACGGAGCATCTCGGCCGAAAAGTCCTTCTGCACGAGAAATCCGCCTTCGGCCGGCATCGCCTCGTCCATGCCGGCGGGGCCAGCGAAAAGACGTTGGTCGCGCATCTGGCCATTGCTGCGGGCAAACTTCTGAACGGCCATCAATTGTTCGCCCAGGCTCTTAAAACCGGTCTTCTGACCCTGACTTCCAGCCGCAAGCGCCGCCTGCTCGTTCGGATCAACAATCGGCTCGGTCCGCCGTTCGCGCTCCATCAGAGCCAGTTCGCGGTCGATCGATTTTTCAGTGTTCTCGAGGGCTTTCAATTCTTTGTCGTAATCGGCTCCCTCGATTTCGTTTAGGTCGCGCTCTTCGGCCTGCGCCTTATCCAGCATGGCGCGGAGCTTTTTCTTGCTCTCGGCCGCGCGTTGCCGAAGCGTTTTAATGTTGTCAGCCATCGCTTCTTCTCCTCGGTTCGATTTCAGCGCAGACCGCTGCGATCCTCGGCATCTACGGATGCTTACGGAAACGTTGTCTTTCGCTGTTTGTTGAATGTGGCCGCGTAGGCGGCCGAAAAATCGCCGCGCGCACATGGGGTGCGCGCAATAAATCAGTGCAGCTCCAATTTGCGCCGCCGCCGGTTCAGCGCGGCGGTGTGGGCAGCCGCAGCTTTCGCTCGCGGGGGATGCGCGCAATTCGGATCAGCGCATTCGTCATTCGAGCAGTTCCCATGATCGTCGGCATGGCAGGCATCGCAGGCGCAGCCGCACTCGCCATCGTCGCTATTTTCGAAAGACGGCGGATCGGCCGACGCCGCCATTTTCGGCGGATTCGAATCGGTCGCGCCCATGCGGCTGAGCGTGTCGTCCATCGTGGCCACGCGATCGGCCATGCCCTCTTTGACCGCCGCTTGCGCCAGAAGCATGCGGCCCTGGCCGAAGCCTCCGCGGACGTCGTCCTGCGAGACGCGGCGGCCGCGCGCCACACCCTTTACAAACATTCCGTAGAAAGCGTCGACCTTCGCCTGCATGTCCGCTCGCGCGCTGTCGCTGAGCGGCTCGGTCTCGTTGCCGTCGACTTTATATTTCCCGGCGCTGATGAACGTCGTTTTTACTCCCGCTTTTTCCATCGCGGCCGACAAATCATCATGCGATATATACACGCCAATCGAGCCCACCTGGCCGCTCGGCGCTACCGCGAGCTCGCCGGCGGACGCCGCCAGCCAATAGGCAGCGCTGGCCGCAAAGCCATTCGCGACGGCGATGCTCTTCTTCTGCCCGCGCGATTTGTAGATCTCGTCGGCGAGCTCGGGAACGCCTTCGACGGTTCCACCGGGGCTATCCACGTCGAACACGATTGCCTTCACGCTCTGGTCGGCAAGCGCCGCGCGAAATTGGGAAGTCAGCTTTTCGATCGATGTTCCGCCCGAATATTGCGACATCATGTTCGCGCGGCGCGAAATGACGCCCTGAATCGGAATCACCGCAACGGAGCCATAGCTGCTTTGCGAACGCGCGGACCCTCGCGCCCGCGGTTGGTCACTTTCGTCGCGCATGGCAGCAATTTCCGCTTCCTTCAGTCGCGTCTGAATTTCTTCCTCGCTGAGGCGTTGCCCGGATGCGCGCAGCGCGACGAGTTCGGTGATCACTTTTAATTTTTCTGGAAGAATCGCCCAGGGCTTGCCGAAGACTTCGGCGACCACGTATTCATATTTCATCGTGAGCTCCTCGCGAGCGCCGCCTCTGCCCGGGCGGGCCTTTTTCTCTTGAGCGCCAGCCGGGCGAGCGAGTCGGCCGCTGTGTCTTCGATCCAGTCGAGCACCGATTCCCGCCCAAGTGGCTCGCTGTCGCAGCGCAACATTTGCAGGTGCTCGGCGAGATATTTCGCCGCGGTCGTCTCGGAAATGCACATCGTCTGTGCCACCAGGCAGGCGTGCTCTTGGTAAAACTCTTCGGCGTCGCGTTCAAACGTTTTAGGCGAGCGATCTAGCGCCTTGCGCAGCGCGGCCACTTCTTTGCGCACAGTGCGTCCCGCGGCTTCGGCGGCAAACATGCCGAGCAGCTTGCCCTTCGCCGAATCGTTTCCTTCGTCGTCGAGCTCCTCCGGAGGCGGCGAAGTTTGTTTCGAGGGGTGTGGCTCCGGATCCTCTTGTGGATTCTCCGGATTCTCCGGCACATCGCCAGGCGGCAGCTGCTGCTGGACGACGATCGGCGCGTCGGCCGGAACCATATTCGCCGGCCGCCAATAAGTGTTGCCGCCGTCGTCCTTCGAAATCGGATTCCAGTTTTCGAGCCGCGCAACATCGTTCGGACAAATGAATCCGTCGCCGCGCGCGACGTGGTAGGCGTCGAACCGCGATTTCATGTCGCCGCGCATCAGCCCGTCGATCAGAAACTCGCCGAAATAATCCCCGCCGATGGCCTTATTAATCGGATCGATCAGATCTACATTGATCCGTCGTTCCCAGCGGACGGCGCGCGGGCGCATTGTATCGACGGTGAACTCGATATTTTGCTGCTCGATGTTCGAATGCGTCGTGCGATCGAGAATTCCGATCTTGTGCGGCTGCACCCGAAAAATGCCGCAGATATCGATCGCCGTCGCCGCCATCGCCTCGAGATATTGAGAATCGCGGTTCGAGATCCCGATCTGCTTCAGATCGAGCCCATCCTCAAGCAATGGCGCTTTATGCCGGTTCTCTCCGGTCTGATTGCGGATCCAACTCTCGCGAAATGTCTTTCGCGCGGCATCGTCCTTGAATTTGCCCGGATGCTTGATGTAGTAGCTTGCCGTTGCATCGTTGGCAAAAAAGCGCGAACCGTAGTCCTGAATTCCGAGGCCTTTGCCGATCGTCTCGCGCTGGACCGCAATGGGCGAAAGTCCGACCAATCCGTCAGAAGACATTCCGCGCAGGTGAAAGATTTCATCGGCGAGATACCAATCGACCTCGGCCGTAAACCGGTTGCGGACCTGGTATTTCAGGGCGCCGCTCGGCAGCCGGTAAACCTGCACCAGATCCGGATGCAACGGAATCAGCTGGTCGATCGCCCCGCGCGGTCCGGGAAGAATGCGCGCAAACGCATTGCCGCGCAGCTCTTCATGGGCCTGCATCATCTCGAAAAATTCAAAGCTGGTTTGCCATTGATTCGGCGAATCGTGCAGGACTTTATAGAGCGGGTGTTCGGTCGCGCGGACCTTCGATCCGTCGGGCATCTGCTTATAAATAATAAACGGCAGCGAAGCGAGCGTTTCTGAGACCACGCGCACGCAGGAATAAACGGCCGCGAGCTGCATGGCCGATTCCGGCGTGACGGACATGCCGGCGGCCGAATCCCAGCCGGGCCGTGAATACCAGTAATCGTCCCAGGGTGGAAGCGCGGATCCGCCGCCGGTGAAGGCTTTCATTGCCGCGCCAACGCGCTGCATAATCCCCGCCGGCGCCCACTTCATACGAACGTCACCTCGTCGGGCCCGGAGTAGACGCCAGTCTGTTCGACCGACGAAATCAGGCGACCAAGGCCCATGATGAGCGAGACCATGCCGTCGATCTTCCCGCGGCCCGTGCGCTTCACCGGGCGCTTGTTGCCATTCGTGTCTTCTTTCACCGTGAGATTCGCGGCCATCCACGCGAGCGGTGGGTTTGCCAAGTGCGCAATCTTCCGGTTCGGGATCAAAACCTCGAGCAGGCGCTTCGTCGGCTCGGCGAACATCGGGACAGTCTGAGGAAACTTCACGAGCTTGTCGGCCGGGACGCCCGCTTTTTGCAAATCGTTCGAGAACTGCGTCGCGTTCCACGGATCGAACGTGATCTCGCGGACCTGGTAGCGATCGATATCGGTCATCACGTCGGCCAGGATCACGTCGTAATCGATCACATTGCCGTCGGTCGCGATCAGAAAGCCCTCGCGGTGCCAGACGTCGTAGGGCTGGCGCCATTCGCGAATCTTTTCCTCGAGGCGGTCCTCGGGAACGTAAAAGCGCGGCAGAAAGATATAGGGCTGCTCCTCGTCTTCCGGCGGGAACAACTTGCCCGCGCATGCGATATCTTCGGTCGACGCCAGGTCAACCGCGATCACGCACTCGCGTCCTTCGAGCTGCTGCTCGATCTCGGCGCGCAATGAGCTGGCATTTTTGCCCGCCAGGGAAAAGCCAGCACACGCGCGCCATGCGTCCGGAGAGATCGCGGCCGTTTCGGATGAAGTCCAGCGGTTCAGCCGGTACCGCAGGAAAGCATTCAGCGAGCTGGGATCCTGCCTGGCCCGGGCAGCTCGTTCGCGCAGATCCTCGACCCGGACAGATACGCCGAGATTAGGATTCCCCTTCGGCCAGCAGCTTTCATCGAACGGATCATCTTCGTCGTCGATCGCGGCGATGTAGGCGAAGAACGTATCGTCTTCGTTGATCTGCTGCAGGACTCGCTCGGCATATTCATGTTGCTTCCAGCAGACGGTCTCGCGATCGTCGCCGGCGGTCGTTATGGCCGCGAGCAGCGGCTGCAGCCGGGATCCGGTGGCCGTATCGAGCTTGTCCCACAGCTCGCGTGATTTCTGTTCGTGAAATTCATCAGAGAGGGCGCCGTGCACGTTCAGCCCGTCTGTCGTGTCGGCATCCGAACCGAGCGGCTCAAACTTTGAAGCCGTGCCCGGAATATTCATGTTGTTCCGGAAACTGGCGATCTTCCTTTTCAGCCCGGGCGACGCTCCGCGCATACGCTCGGCTTCGCCAAAGAGGATCTTCGCCTGGTCCTTCTTCGTCGCGACGCAGTAGACCTCGGCGCCAGGCTCGCCGTCCGCAAAAAAGAGATACAGCCCAACTCCGGCGAAAAGCGTCGTTTTGCCGTTTTTGCGGGCAATTTCGATCTGCGCGCTTCGAAAGCGGCGATATCCGTCGGCTTTCTTCCATCCGAAGAGCGATCCCAGGATGAATTGCTGCCACGGCTCGAGGACGAAGGGTTTGCCGGCGAATTGCCGTCCCTTCGAGTGACGCAGGAAGCCGAAGAAGTCGATCGCGTGTTGCGCCGCGGCCATATCAAAGTACAGGCCGCGAGCTGCCCCTTCGGCCAGGTCGCGCAAATGCCGCGCGCAGGCAAATTTTACGAGCCTGCCGGCCACGATGCGGCCGTCGACGACGTCGCGCGCGTATCGCGTCGCCTGATGTAAACCTTGGTTTGCATCGCTGCGCGCCATGACAACTTTAGTTGACATGCTTTTTGTCGGCCGGATTTGCTCCGGCAGCGAGGAATGCGTCGAGTGGATCCGCTTCGGCGCCCGGCTTTTCGATCCGCACGCGCGATCGCGAGCTCGGGGTCATACCGAATTCGACGAGGAAAGATTTCATCAGCTTCATTGCTGATTCAGAGATAGTTACCGCGGGGTTTTTCTTGTACTTCACGCCCAGGAGAACATTGTTAACGCCCCAGATAGGCTCCTGGACGATAATGCCGACCCGTCTGATCTCGAACTCGGCTTCCATCCAGCGTGCAAAAGCATGGCAGTAAGCTGCGAGCGCTTTGCCATCGATCGTCGTCAGAACTCCTAGCGTCCGGAGCTCGGGCACGATGGAGTGCCACTCTGCCTTGGCCTCCTCCGAGAGGCCTGCAGGCATCTTGGGCTCGCCTGGTGACGGGGCAGGCTCTTTGTCGTTCAGCCTGCGCTTTCCAGGATTGCCGCGTAGCTTCTTGACGGCCGTCGGCAGCGGCCGCCGGCCCGATCCCTTGGGCACTTCTTCAGTCCACCGGACCTGGAACGACCGCCAGGCGCTTATCCGTCGAACGCGCCACGGTCAGGCGGTCCGGTTTCGACGCGACGATGCAACCCTCTGAGGCCGTGTGATTCATGGCCTCGTTATCACCGTGAAGGTAGAAGTCGCTTCGGCCGAACATTTCGTTGTCGGGGTCCGGAATGAGCGCCATCACGTCCGCGCCCAGCTCAGCATGCTCTGTCTGCAGCTCGCCGATCGTATAATGCCCGCAAGGGAGCGGCCCGACCTTCGCGACGTTCTGCATTGCCGGATTGTTGAGACCGCGGCCGTTGCCGGAATAGCCTTCGAGCAGAAGCGTTCCGTTGTCGCCGTACCACTTGCCGGTGCTTTGCTCGAAGGTATGCATCGATCAGAATCCGCGTGCCGTCCGCGAATCAAGTTTGCGCACGACAGCCTTCATCGCCTTGCTGCCAAACGACGGATTTGGCTTCGGGACCAGTCGCTTGCTCTCTTTTTGTGGCGCGCTATTCTCGATTTCGACCAGCTTCTTCGCCGCGAGCGCTTGAGCTTCGTCTGCCGCGGCGCCGTCGCGCTCCAGATCCGACGCAATGCGCGCACAAAGCATGTCTTTCCATTTGATCTCGGCCCGAGTGGCCGTCTCGATGACGAGCAGGAACGGCCCGTCAATTGGGCATTCCGCGCCTTTTTCGAATTGCTCGAGGAATTCATCGCGCACCGCATCTAGCCATTTCTCGATCTTCGTTTTGAACGCGCGAAACTCTACGAACTCATTTACAAGTTTTTGATCTAGCTTTTTTTTCGGCATGTTTGCCCTATAAAACGCGAAATTTTATTTCGCGGGTGTGTGCGTTCGTGCTCGCGGAGGTCCGCAGGGGGTAGCATCTGAGAGATTCGCCCCCCCTATCCCCTCGCGCGACTCGCACGCGCGCTTCCAGTTGTGGCAGCGCTCGCACGCGCCTTGGCCGTTCTCGAGCGTCCAATCGCCGCCGTTTTTTAGACGAATCACGTGATCAGCCACAGTGGATGGCGATAGTCCGCCGCAGAAGTGCGCGATCTTGCACAACGGATCGCGGTGAAGAATAAGCTTGCGCCATTTCTCGTGACGTCGACCGTAGCCGCGGCTCGCCGCGGAGCCGCGCTCGCGATCGCGCGCGCGACGCGGATCCTCGAAAGCATGCGCGCTGCAAACGCGCCCGCTGCATGGTTTGCCGCATCCTGGATGACGGCAGATTCGATTCGCCGCGCGTGGCATGTCGCGTCACTTGCCTTCGTCCTTCGGCGCAGCGTTTTGTTTAGAAGCAACATCTTCGCCGACGGCGCGCGCCACGATGAACGCGTGCACAGTTCCAGCTAACAAAACGTATTCGTGACCGTTCATGTCATGCAGGAACAGCGCGATCGAGCCGACGATCAGGATCGCCGCGGCGAACACCGTTGACCGCGCCGTCCATCTGCTTTTCATGGAATGGAATCGCTACAGGGATTTGCGAAGATCTGCCGCGACTTCCGAAGCGATCCGCTTGAGGCTGCTCAAATCTTCTGCACCGGTCGCTTCTAGCTTCGTGATCATGCTGCTGAGCTTGAGCGCCGAAATGTCTTTGGCGATTGCGTTACGGAAGAAGTAGCCGAGGGAAACGCCGGCGACGAAGATGGCGACAGCCAGGCCGACGACGTGGGGAACAGCGACGAGGAAAGCGAGGAAAAGCCAGAACATACAAATTGCTAGCATTTTTCACCTCAGACTGAGATTTGCTGCAAAAACTTTCGCGAACGCACCTCAGCCGCGATCAGCTCGTCGACGTTGATCTCCTCGAACGAGTCTTCGCGGCGATTTTTCATCTGCGCATACATCACCAGCGCCCACTCTTCGCGATTGCGAATCGCTTCGGCCAGCAGCTCGCCGACTTTGTTCGAAAGCCCGTAATTCAGGCTTCGCGGCGCGCACACTGAGCTCGTTACGCTGGCTTTGTGGCCGGCTGGTACAAGGAAGATTTGAACGACGGTGCGCTCGCGTCGCGAACGCGCTTCGTGCAGGATTTTTACAGCGTGGCGGGCTTTATTTTCGTGGAGTTCTGCGTAGGAAATGTGGATGTGACTGCCATCCGAGCAGTGATGCGTCCGGTAGGTTTCGAGCGTCCACTCGTACGGGACGACGCAAACGGTTTTAAGCGCCATTTCGGATTGGGATGGGATTGGAAGGCACACTTCGGCAGACCGAAGTGCCTCCCAGTAATGGCCCTGGAGGACGGCCTGGAGCTTTGCTTAGGACCTTGCCAGCGTGGGGTCGTCTTGCCGAAGTGGCAATAGGACTGTGTTCCAAACTCGTTACGGATGTCCTTCAGTCCCATTAGGCGACTCCTCTCTCTTTCGCTTCTCGCCATGAAATCGGCCTTAGATTCCGGCCGAAAACGAGAAACGTCTCCGTCTTCCAGAAACGAGTGCGGCCTTCGGATGCGAGATAGCGCGTCGATTCCAAGTGCCAGCATGTTCGACGCGGCGACACGCATTGCTTCGGTCGGGCTTTTCTTGCACCTGTCGGGATCATCGCTCCACGCCCACAAGGGGCAGCAGATGCGAGAACTGATCTGCAAAGTAACGCATCTCTTTCGCCCAATAGGATGTCGAGCTACCCGCAAGATTTCGCATCTCATCAGTCAGTTTACGAATTTCTGTCGTGTCAACGCCCTCCCCCGAACGCGACGTGCTGGACGGGGCAGAGGCGGTAGGTTTCGGCCCAGCATAATCGCAAGGCCAAGGCGTGCCGCATACGACACAGCACCCGTCTAGCTTGCCGTTTTGCGGGTCGTGTTCGGAGCCGCAGCAAGCACGATGCGCAATCATTTGAGCTAAACGCTCGGGATCGACTTTATTCTGCCGCTCCTGCGCGATGCGGACTTCGAGCAGCGCACGCACAGTGTCCTCGTAAAAATTCAGTAGCTCCCCAGCCGGCGTTGGCTGCGCCTTGCACGCTGGATTGTCCTTCGGATTGTCCAGGCAGCGCGGATAGTCACAATCGTTGGAGGTGGTTAGCGGACATTCCGGCGCTGGCTGCGGAGCGCGCATGGCACACGATGCCGCAAGTTCTTTGCGTGATTTGATGAGGTCGTCTACGGCTATGTCTAAAGTTACCCGTACTCCGCGCTGGTGGATGAGATCGTCGTAGTATCCGCGCACTTCATCCTCTAGCGACAATCCGTGGGTGCCCTCAGGCTCTTGGGCGGCTGGCGGGGCGGCGGAACGAAGCAATTCGTATAATTTTTTCTCGGTCCACAGGAGAGAGCAATTTGTATCGTCAAGGTCCTCGGGATCCCAGTGGACTCCATGTAGGTCTTGCTCGCTCATTTTCCCTCTTCCCCTTTCGTCGCGCAGCGCAGAGGCGCAGAGCGGCCTAGAATTCTACGTCTGGATTGTTGATGTTGCACGCGGCGCACACTTGCCAGCCGCCCCTGCCCTTGCATTCGCTGCAAGTCTCTAACTCGCCATCGTCGCAATTGATTGGATCGTCCTCGTACGCATCGAAGAATCCGTCCTCGCATCCGTTCCAACACGGCAGCCACACTGCATCCACTTCGCCATGCACGGAGCAAATCCAAATCGCATCGCAATCCCAATACCATGTGTATCGTTTCGCCTTGCGCTTCATACGGTCATACCTTCTTCACGCGGCTTCTCGAAAAGGCCGCACTTAGCGCAAAACATCGGGCTTCTCCTTCGTCGGTGGAGCGGGGAGCGGCTTTGACGTACCCTGATGGCTGTCGCGCTCCTTGAGCAAATCTTGATAGTGCTCTGCCTGCACTTTCGAGGGGTCCGTTTTCGCTCTCCAGTACGCATCATCCCAACATTTCTCGCAGATCACTTGCCGCCCTCCACTAAAATAAGCAAAATTAGTTCTTGACAAATCGTGCGGATGTTTGGTATTCTGCTTTTGCAAGTTAACAGGGTGGCGACCGACGCCAGTGACTTTTAATTAATTTTCTTCAGGAGAA